CAGTCATGCCACCAAGGCCACGACCATTCTCGCGTGTTTCTTTCCACAATTCCAAGCTGATCGGATCAGGCCCTTTGTAGGGCAGCGTCGAAACGGCTTGCTGAATCGGCATGCCGCCCGTATCGAATTCCCTGAATTCGCAAGGCCCGATCATCAAATTATTGTCGTCGGACTTAACGCCCTTGACCTTCATCCCGCCAGGGAACATCGCCAACGTAGCGGCATCGCTCATCTGGCGCTGAAGGTTCGTCGCACCCTTGGCCGTGTTGCCCAAAATGTGCGCGTAGCCCAAGCCGTAGAAGCCCAGGCCAGGAACGAACTTGAAGTGCGTGAAATACTGGATTGGCTGGTAGCTTTCGTCGTCACGCTTCCAATTGCGACGAATCGACAGAACCTTTTTGCTGCCTGTCTCAACCGTCACAATGTACGGGAGTGGCAAGCCGGTTTCAGTCGGTGACGTATCGTTCTCGTCCTCGGCCTCTTTATGCTCGAAGCCCTTCAAATTCAGATCAATATGGCACTCGTACAATTCATACGGAGCCTCATCGTTCTCAGTCGGCTTGGAAAGTCCTTGCGTCGAAAGCGACTTTTCCTCAAGCGGAGATGACGTTTCAGAGTTATAATCAGGCTCTTTCAACTCAACATCGGAGTAAAAACCCGACAGTTGACGCATCTTCATGTCTTTAACCGACATGCTGATAACGTGCGTCTTACGCGCACAAGTCTCTAAATCATCAGCACTAAAGTTAACAATGAAGTCTTGCGGCAGAATAAACGGGCTAACGACACGATTTAAGATCGGGTCTTGGTAGGTTTTCTTGAATGTCGAGCCAACCAGGGGCAACCAAAACAGCATCTGGTCGTTCTGCTCAACCCACTCCGGCGCACCTTCCATCAAATAGAAGTTCATAAACTCCTTCACGCGGGAGCCTTGCGCCTCAGTCTCAGGTGAGGGAACCCCAATAATCTGGGTCTTTACCGGCCCACCGGCTGGCATCAACTCCGCACTCGCCGTCGAATGCCACCGAATAACAGCCTCAAGCAAAATAGGGTCAAATACCCCAGAAGCGCCTGGGAACGGGAACGTCCTGTCCTCCATCTTGAGGCCAAGGTATTCCATCGCCTTGGTAAGCATCCCTTCCCAATCGGCCCTGGAATCCCGATCTTCCTTAACCCAGCCCATAATATCATCGGCCAAAGAGTTAAGGTCCGACTCCTCCATGTGGTCGGCTAGGTTATCGTCATGGTCGATTTCGGCTTGGTCGTCTTGCGGGCTAAGGTCGATTTCCTCCCCGCCGTCCGGCATGGGGGTTACAACCGCGCCCTCCGAATCCATCGGATCATCGGGAACATCAATACTTTCGCCACCCTGGTTGTTCCCAACCAAGTCGGCCAAGCCCATAGATTGTAAGGTGGCGCTGTCTAAGGCCATTAAATGCCGTACTTGCCGAAAAAAGGTGCAACTACGGTAGTGGCCGTTTTTTTAATCTGTCAAGATTGAGGGTCTAGCCGTAGAGCGCCTGTTGGCTCCGGCTTCCCACCCTGAAGGGGCGTTCTTCCTCAACATCCAAGCTGTTCTTAACCCAGCCGCTCGCCTTCAGGCGAATGATCGCTTGGCTCGTCGCGTCCGCATCATCCCGCGAGTCCGACGCCGGAAACGCCAAAAGGCTGTTCACATACTCCTCGGCCCATCGACGCGGCATCGTATAGTTGGGCGGCTGGCCTGGAACCCAGAACCGGCCATTCTCAAATATGTCGGTCGCCAACATCAATCGGGCGTTCTTATCCCCGTGCTTGTTGGGGTTGAACGCCGTAGTCGAAATACCAGCCCGCCTCAGATCGGCAATCAGCGGCTCACCCGTCGCCTTCGCCTCAATCAAAATCATGTCAGGCGGCTTCTTCCGATTGCCTTCCATTGGGTGCAGCAAATCATCGTCCAGATAATTTATAGCCAGCCGTTGGGCCATCTTGCGAAGTTCTGGGTAGTCCACACGCCCGCGCCACCGGGACAACAAGATCACCGAAGGCATGTCAGTCTTATCCTCTTTGAACACGCCAAACGTCAGGCACACTGAATACGCGCTTTTGTCTTTGCCGGTGATAGCCGTGTCCCAACTCTGGATAATAAACGAACACTTCGGCGGCTCTTTCTGATTCCAAATCTTTATCCACTCGCGCTTCACCAAGTTACCCTGGTCAAGCACAGGGCTTTGTTGGTACAGGCTCTCCCATTGGCGGGCTGTCATCGAGGGCTGGTTGCGCCGTCGAGCCAAAGCGATTTCGCTTTCCCACTCCGGCCAAAGTGCCTCACCCTCTTTGCGGCCTAGCGGGTCATCTTTTTTAGCAAGGGCCGGGAGAACAACCTTGTCCCATTTATCGCCGCCCTTTTGTTTCTCAGCCGCCATAATACGACCGATTAAATCATCCAAATGCCATCGCGTTCCGATTACTGTTATAATTCCGCTTGGCTTTAAGCGCGTCGATAAATCCGACCCCCACCAATCCCACATATTATCGCGCACAAGTTTTGATTCAGCATCGTCGATGCCACGGAGGGCGTCATCTACTAGTATGCAGTCCCCGCGCCTCCCGGTCACGGTGCCTCCAACGCCCGTTGCATAGTACGAGCCACCGTTGACCAAATCCCAGCGGCCAGCCGAACGACTATCTTCAGCAACTTTTATTTCTGGGAACAGCACATTGTATTCGTCACTCATCATCAAGTTGCGAACCTTGCGGCCCCACTGTTCTGCAAACGATTCAGTGTGACTGACTGTGATGATGTTGTGCTTTGGATTTTTAGATAAATAGAACGCGGGATAGTAAAGTGAAGCGCAAGTCGATTTTCCATGCCCCGGTGGAAAGCAAACCAGAAGCCGGTCACCATTTCTATTCATTTGATCTTGGAGTTTATCACACAGAAACTTCATGTGCCTCGGCGGTGGAGTGCCGTGCATATACGCCATGAAGTCTGAAAAGTTTTCTCTTGCCAGCCGTCTGCGTTTTATTTCAAGCGCAAGAACATCTGTCTCTGGCTCGTTATTTTCCAACACTGACAGAACCTAAACCAATCGGAGTTGGCGTAACGTCAATCATCTTCAGTTCGTTTTGTTTCAAACGCTTCTCAAGAATTTTCTCGATCTGCTCATCAGTCATGCGCGTCACATCCATCTTGTGCGTCACCTGAACATTCTCCTGCACAAGACCCATCAATGTCGCTTGGTTCTTCTTCGCCGCAATCGCCGCGCCAAAGTCCTTCTCAACCATCGCCTCGCCGTGAATGCGCTCGAAATCGGTTATGATGCTTTCACGGGTGATCTCAGACGGTTTCTTGCTCGGCTGCGGCTGCATCGACGCGATCAACTCTTGAACCCGCTGGCTTGCCAACATCTCGTCGGCAATATCACGCGGGTCAACCGTGCCATACAACAGGCCGGTGCGGATCACAGCCTCAACAGCATCTCCGGTCTTGAGGTAAATGCGAACGAAGTTTGATTCTTGAACAGGGTTGGTCTTGATGCTCATAAGTTCCCCAAATCATCCAAAGCATCATCCATGCCCGTACCCGCCGAGAACAGGTTGCTATGCCCAGGGGCGTGGTTGTTCTGGCTCATGCGGAATTTATTCTGCATATATTTCCTGTTTCGCTCAGTCCGCAAATGCCCGCACGACTTCTTAATACCAGCCGTAAGGTCATTGGTCTTGGCGTAGGTTTCCTTGCCGCAACTACACTTACAAATCCAAAGGCTTGCCCCTTTGGGCGGGACGTACTTGTCGATCACCGTCAGGCAGTTGAACACTTTACCTATCATTTTGAACCTTTGAATTTGCGTTTCAGTCGGTCATATGGGGCGTCCTCAATAATCCGCCCAGGGATATGGCTAATGTCAATCAAATCTTTTTCTCGTCCCGCCATAGACGTTAAATATGTTGCTCCCTGCTCATCGTTTCCTATCAGGCCTTTGTATCCAAGCCGCTTTGCTGCATTTAATCCAGCCCTCTGAATATCCCATGAAGCATCTCCATAATTTTCAATCCCATCAATATCATAAATAGATTTGTTTTCTGATATTAAATCTAATGCAACATCATCTGAAACATTATAGCGATTTGCAATTTCTTTAACGACATTATCTATTTTAGAATAGTCATTGTGATACGGTATTTGTTGAGCAGATATATAATCTGCATCA